GGGATACGGATGCTCAACTCAGACCCTTGGAAGACAATCTCTGTCTTCAGCATGGGTGTTTCCGAAGGAATCAAGGGGGATACTGCTACCCAATTTGCAGAGTTAAAAGTCGAGCCAGATGTGTGAGCTACGGTGCATTTGTAGTAGGTTGGGGAACTCCCAACTACAAGAGTGATATATGCACCAAGGGCATAGACCGTAGAGGGTGCCCATACCGTGCCTGTATTCCAGCCCAAATCCCCATTGAACACGGGTTTTGCAAGGGTCCAGCGTTCAACCAAGGTGTAGTCGCAAGGTCCATCAAAGGCATCGGCTAGCCAGACGGGAAACCAAGAATATCTGCGGACTGGAGAGTACACATTGCTTGGATCGGAAAGTATTGCTTGGATGAAAATGTAGTTGAGAACTCTCGGCCATGAGTAGTTGTCACGGTAAAAGAGAGTTCTCGAAGCTACCCCAAGATTGGCGTTGCCCGCTAGTCCTGCGGCTTTTCTTGTCGTGGACGTGGACCAAAGTGAGTTGCTCGGGTCAACAGTTTTGTAGCTTCCCGAAGGATCGACCACTGTGCCTAGCGTGCCAGCGGCTACTTTCTGGCTTACCGCTCCGCGAAGCTGGTTCGTGTCCAGATCGACGGAATACTGCGTCTGCGTGTCCGTGATCTTCTCCCGACTCACTTGGACCGCTACATAGAGGCTGTCGAGTTTTGGCTCGCCGATTTTCTGTTCCTGCGTTGCAGTGATAGCATACCCCGTTGTGTCAATGGGTGGATTCGGGGGAGCCGGATAAACTGTGTCAACAGCGGAAGGCACTTCTACCCAATTGGCTAAGTTAAAAGTTGGCCCCGAGGTGTGGGCGACTGTACACTGGTAGAATTTTTTGATGCCCCCTTGAGTTATGTAAGTGACGTACACTCCGAGGGCATAGACCGTCGAGGGTGCCCATAGAGCAGGAGTAGCAATCTGGGATAGTGACAGCGCCTCATAGTCTGCTCTCGGGGTGACGAAAGTCTGTGTGATGGACTTCCACTGCCCAGAGTCGCTGATCTCGTAATTGTATAAATTCTGAGAATCTTGGTCAGCTACATACCAACGCTGGTAGTTACCTTGCTCGTCTGCTTGCGTCTGGAGACAGAACTTGTGGTTCGGCCAAGACTTCAGCTTGGAGATAGCATCATGCGGTGTCCCGTAAACAGGGATTGAGTCGTTGGGCGACTGGACGACATTGAAATTCTCAACAACGAAAACATCCGTCGATAGCGGAGTAAATGGAACCCGTTGAGCGGGCAGTAGCTTAGAAGCGGAATTTGCGAGTGCCATATAGGGAGAACCTACTCTGTCTTCAGCGCACTAGCAAGTAATCCCGAACTTGGTGTTGCAGGGTCACGATGTCTCCTTCGTTGGCAAAGCTGTAGTCAATCAGATCGCGAGAGACCCCTGCTTCCGAAGCATGTTCCATCTGAGGAGCACTGGCGCGAGTGATCTCTACAACAACTCCCCCCATGTTACGGACCAATTCGGCTTCATTGTCGAACCGAATATCGTCTATTACGATGCCCCGAATAATGTCGCTTTCGACATCGCCAAGCAGCGTCTCTAGCCGAGCACGTCCTGCACGAATCCAGATGTCCCCGCCAACCATGTTGCGACCCCAATCAGTTCCCAAGGTCTGATACACTTCGCGTAGAGTTTTCCCACACAACTCGGGCGGACGAGCCTCTTTGTCGGTAACGCTAGTGAGGCATCGCACCATTGCCTTCAATGGCTCGGCAAATGACATTCGATCATATCCGATTGAGATAAAGGCGTTCGCTGCGGTAGTCTTTCCTGACTGGGCAAGTCCTGTGAAGGCAATGATTGGGTTTTTCATATTTTTGATTGTAGCCTATCGCCATAACCGAAGAGCAAACCAAATCAAGCAAACTTTGCCGCAATCGCATCCGCCAGTGCTTTGCAAACTGCAAGGCGTGTCGTCGTTGAAAGCATCAAAGTGCGGTCTTCTTTATTGTCGATGAAGCCGAGTTCTACCAACCAACACTTGTCGAACTCCATGACGGCTAGGGATGTGTGCTGTGAATCCTTTTCAGTCTTCACGCCACGGTCTTTAGTCCCCATAGCCTTCACGATGGCGGTATTCAATACTTTGGCAAAAGCTCGGTCATCCTCGCCACGGAAGAAAGTCTCCGTGCCTCTGGCGTTGCCATCTGCGGCATTGCAGTGGAGCGAGATCATGCACACGGCATTGTAGGCTTTAGCGATGTCATCTCTGCGAGACACAGGGCAAGGGTCTTTGTCATCGACTCGGGTTCGCACAACCTTGAAACCTCGGGCTACCAACTCTAGGCGCAGCACGTTGGCATAATCCATCACGATAGCGGCTTCTGTGTAGCCGTTGCTTTCAGCCCCCGAGTCATAGACGAGAGCTTTTCGGTTAGCCATCCCGTGTCCGGGGTCTAGGCAGATGATTTTCATCGGTTCTTTTTGTTCTCCAAATCTTGTTTCCTCTCCTGTTCCGCCGCTAGGTCACAGCTTACAAAGAGAGCGATTACCGTGAGTGCTCCAAAAGACACTAGGGCAAACGTGATACCACAAAAGATGCCGATAAAGTCCATTTAGTAAACCCTCCCCTGAATGATCTTGTGATTGGTGACCTCGTAGTTGCCGTCTGGCTGGGTTTCAACCCACACAAATCCATGATTCCAACGATTTACGATGGCGTAATCGGGCGACAAATCGCAGAGGCAACCAGTGCTCCAACACGACGAGAGCTTTTTGTTAAGCCCTGTGCTTTCGGTGTGCTCGCTAGTGCGGTGCCAGTGTCCGCAAATCAGCGACTCTTGCACGCGCATCCAAATGCCGCGAGCAGGATTGACTGGTGAACTCATTCCCTGTGGCAGTTCGTGCCCATGATAAATTGGCAGGTTGCCTAACCGAATGAGTGTAAGTGATGGGACAAGTTCGATGTTGAGTTCATCGAATTTCAGGAGCACAGGAAGCTCAAAGTCGCTAACACCAAGGAGCACTGGAGCATTCTTAACCAAGAACATTTCCATGCGTGCTTCGTGGTTGCCAATTTTGTAGAGGATTCTGGCTTTGGGAAACTGAGCGCGAAGGTAGAAAAGAAACTGGCGGATCGCGTCTAACTCGTCGGAGAGCGATCTGCGCGGGTCTTTATCGTGTCGGGATACCCCATAAAAATCACCGATGTCTCCGTTGAGGATAACCACATCGGGCTTCTTTTTCTTACCGTGTGCGATGGCAGCGGCGACGGCGACCTCATCGTGATATGGAATGTGAATGTCTGAGAGAATCAGCACCTTCAGCGCACCGTTCAGAACGACTGGTTTGCGGGATGTTGCTTGCGTTTTTGGCAGGATGTTCTGTTGCCAGCCGAGCGGTTTGAATGCAGATTTATCAACGATATACTTTTTTCCTTTGGCTCCCGCTGCTCCCCGCGCATGACGCACTGTGTTTCGAGCATTCTCCAAAGTTGTAAACACCTTCGGCTTCTCCTTGAACATCACACGGGCAATCGTGCGGTTTTCCACGTCTGGGAAACGTGCGATGAATTCTCTGGCGATTTCGGTTTTGGTCATGCGGTTTGTTAGCTGTCGGTTTTTCGGTAGCCTTGTTTCCAAAGGGCATTGCCCATAATTCGTCCTGCGTGCAAAACCTTTGCTTCACTCCATTGTGGAGCAAGGTGATGGATAATCTCATGGCACACAATCTCAAGGCGTTTCTTGCCTCTTAGCCGTGAGTCGATTTCGATTGTGCCATCACTCCAACAAAGCCCGTGAGCGCCGTGTTTGCCGAGCTTGCGTTCTGTTATGGTCGGCGGCTTCGGCATGGGTGGAATCACTGCGCCCTGCCAATGGTTAGTGCGCGGGTGAATGCTGCCTGTGAATAAAGTTTCTCGCCCGTAGCTTTCCAGCGTCCTTCAAGGAACTGGTATTCTGTTCCCTCAAGACTTGTCATTGAGGTCGGTGTGTAAAGTGCCGACAAGTTTAGAGAGGACTCTGCGCTCTCGGTCAAGTGACTCGATTTGCAGCAGGCTAGACTCAGTAGCGCCAACACTAAGACGGAGCATTTCACGATCAATTTCATGGAGTCGTTGAAAAGGTTTTGAGGCGTTCACCGCTAGCCAGACCCGCAAGGCCAACTGGAGCAGGTCAAGGAAGGAAAACATAAAAGTGGCGCAGGGTCAGGACTCGCACCCAACTGTAGGCTACGGTTTATCAGGTCGCTCCTTACCCTGCATTTTGTTATTTGCGACTGAACTTGCCGATGAAATCAGCAAATGCCTTGATCGCCTTTTCTGGCTGTTCGCCGGGGATGAAGGCAAAAAGAACGACAAGCGATGTGCAAACGCCAGAGAGAGCGCCGAGCAGGGAAAGCCAGTCGGTAGAGAGTAGGAGTGGTAGGAGGTCTTTCATTTGCGTGGATTACGTTTTTATTGCGTGGATTACGTTTTACTTGCGGAGGTTACGGATTGCACTGATGCAGCCAAGGATACCAGCAAGGGTTCCAACTGCAAGTGAGGAAAGTTTGAGCCACATCTCCATGTCGGCGTGGGTAGCTAACGAACTGATGAGAGCTACAATGGAGCCGATAAATGGTGTGGTGTGGTCGTTCATGGGCGTATCAGAGTCCGATGAGGGGTGCGGATAATGAGGTCTGGATCATGGGGTTTTTGGATTGGGGTTGGGAAGTTACCACCAGCTAGTATTGCCGGAAGGAAGGGTGACGTTTGTGCCTGCGGTCTGAGCACTCAGATTGGTTGCGGCGTAGGCGGTGAGGTTGCCTGATCCACCTGTGACGGTGCCAATACGAAGTGTGCCGTTTTGATTGGTAATTATTGCAAGGTACTGGTTGTTTGTGACAAGTCCTCCACTTGGATTGGTCACGATAATGCCTGCGTTGAGGGTAGTGATTCCCGCGTTGTTGGTAATCGTTCCGCTATTGTAACCAATGGTGGCGTTGTTGGTCGTGACAACACCAGCATTGTTCGTTATTGATACATTGAGGGAAGTAACTGTGTATCCAGAGGGAATGTCCGCACTCTCGGATTCGTTTGTGGTTATACCTCCATATGATCGGGTCGTAATAATGCCGTTGTTGGTCGTGACGGTGCCAGAGTTATTCGCAACGTTGCTATTATTGATCGTGACGGTGCCAGAGTTGTATGTGACGTTAGAGCTGTTGTCTGTGACGGTGCCATAGTTGTAGTCAATGCTGCCAACATTTGTCGTGACGGTGCCAGAGTTGCTCGTGACGACAGAATTGTTGGTCGTGACGGTGCCAGAGTTGCTCGTGACGACGGAATTGTTGGTCGTGACGGTGTATCCGCCTGTGACAGTAGTAATGGTTCCTCCGTTGAGGGCAATCGAGGCATAAAGATTACCTACCGTGTATCCTTCCGGAATATTCGCAGCTTGATACTCCGTGTCCGTTGAACCTCCAGCTCCTCGATTCGTGATGGTTCCGTTGTTTAGGCCCACACTGCCATTATTTGTTGTAATGGTGCCAGCGTTAGTCGAGACAGAACTTCCAGCCGCAAGGGTTCCAATAGTGCCACTGTTGGTATAGATTCCTATAAAGAGGGAAGATACCGTGTATCCTGCGGGGATGTCCGCACTCTCGTATTCGTTGCCAGTTGAGCCTCCAGACATTCGGCTTGTGATGGTGCCTGTATTGTCCCCGACGCTGCCATAGTTTTGGCCCACGTTGCCACCGACATCGTTAGTCCCGATGCCACCATAGTTATAATTTACGCTGCTAAGGTTTGATGAAACAGTGCCACCACTGGCGTTGGTCGTGATTGTGCCACTGTTTGATGAAACAGTGCCACCACTGGCGTTGGTCGTGATTGTGCCGCTGTTTGATGAAACAGTGCCACCACTGGCGTTGGTCGTGATTGTGCCCCCAACTTCGATGTTATCGACTGTGCCTGAGTTGGTTGTTAACGTTCCAAAAATAGCCAGCGTGCTATAGTCGAACGCAGAAGTTGAGCAGGTTCTGCCTGAGTCAATCTGGCAATTATCCGATGCGGATGGCGGGTAGCCATATTGCGTGCCACCGCCGACCGCTCCCCCCGGTTGGTCCCACCAGTTTGCCCCATCAAGTGGGTCTTGATTGGAGTTTGTGTCGTCAAAATAGAAGTTTGCCATGATTAGAACTCCAGATTTGAGGTGAGGAACCAAGCTGTGCCGCTGTAGTAAAGCTCGATGAGCCTTGTTTTGCCGCTGACAACGCTGGCGGTGAAGGTGAAGCCTGTAGGCGTGGTAATGGTGCCAAGGGTAATTGTCCTTGCGCCTCCGCTAGCTAAGAGGGCTACCGTCAGGCGCATCCCAGAAACGGGGTTGCTTGGAGCCGCGAGGGTGATGTCGCCTGTCATTGCCGCTTTCTGCGACAGACCGTTTGCAGCGTTTAGTGTGATGGTGGCTGCTCCCGTGTTGCCGTAGTTAAACGGAGCGTAACTCAACGCATCAACAGCGGTAAAGCTGGCGTTGATATTTGTTCGGCAGTCGGAGCCGGACATTCCATTGGTGAGTTGTGTGAGTGCCATAAAAATTAGTCTATCCAAGTTGCCGTATCATCCCATACTCCCGAGTCGTTCCAGAAGCCTGTGGATAGGAGCCAGTCGCTCGAGCCGCCGCCGCCCATAGCGGCTAAGTTCCCAAAATAGTAGAGGCGGCGCAGCATAATTAAGAGAAGTTGCCGACAGCGATGACCGAGACGTTAGCTCCGGTGGTCACTTTCCAAGCCCCACTCACTGAGATAGTCCCAAGAGGCACGAAAAAGGGAACCAAATTGGAGACACTTGAAGCACCTCCAACAAAAACGGGAATGGAAATGGCGTTGTCGAGAACTGTGACCAAGCCGGGAGACGTGGTGGCAGGCACAACCAAAAGACCAGCGAGATAGTCGCCTGTAGCTCCGGTAGCACCAAGAACTTGTGCGGTCTGGCTAGCCGCAATGGATTCGTATTCAGAAGCCGACTGACTGCGGGAGGCTGCAATAGCCTCGGCTGCGGTGTCAAAGCCGGGGATGTACTTCATGTGCTCGTAAGCATCGCGGAAAGGAATTGCATCAGCCATAAAAAGAGAGGGGTAAAAGAAAAGGGGCGGGGCATCTATTACTAGACATCCCGCCCCTTGTTTGAGGTTTCAGGGGCAGACCGATCTGCGGTTATGCTGGGCAAGCAGTGGTTCCAAGGCTACCGGGGCAGCGGAGGACTCGGATGGCATAACCATACTCAGGGGTTTCGGAGAGGTAAGCTGCGCGAAGGCGAGCAGACCAGTAACCGTTGTCCTTGTACTTGTTGCAATCCTTGTCATACTCGTTGACCCAGCTAACTTCGCCGGAATAGTTCCAAGCGCGGAAGTCAGTGCCAGCACCAAGGCTAGAAAGGGGCTTCTGCATCAGGCACTTCACCACTTTTGGGTGGTAGAGAATGACATCTTCAGCAGTAGCAGCCTCGTAGGCTGGATTGACAATGGCGATGCCAGCCTCATTTTCAAGGTAGAAAGGAACAGGCTCCCATTCATCTTCAACCAAGTCCCAGCGAGGAGCTTTGTCGTCAATGAGGTGGTATAGACCTGCATAGACACGCTTCACGCCGAAAGGCTTGAGCAGTTCCTTTGGATCAGCGTAGCGGTAATCCTGACGGATGTCAGGGTTGCCTTTGATGAGAGAACGCTGTTGTTCGCTGGACATCAAAACAGTGAAGACTGGGGTGCCGTCCACTTGACCGTAAGCACCTTCTTCACCACCACCGTCATGGATCAGCTTCCAGCGGATGCTGTCGAGAGCATCTTGGTGAATCTGACTGTCAGGAGCGGTAGTCACGAAGTCACCACCTGTGCCTGCGACGAGCGCACCGCCGACGAAGACGTACTTGTTGGCATCAGGGATAGCGGCAACATACTCAGAGCGGTTGCGGTCTTCCCAAATGTCGATCACGTTCTTCTCGAAGTTACGCTTCACTTCCGACACCTGTTGGCGGAACTTGTAGCGCATACGAGCGTCAGAGATACAAATTGGGTCAGAGTCCAGAACGTATTCTGCAATCTGAGCGGTTTCTGTAGTGTTGCGGGAACTGAGGACAGCAGCAGTCGGGCGACAACCCGTGTTGGGCGTGCTCAGAGCGATGTTGTTCCAGCCTGCGCCAGCACCCACGGTGGGGATTGTGCGCTGTTGGATGACGCGAGTGATGGTTTCACCCATTTCATCGGGGAAAAAGTCTTTGGTGAGGAGGGCTACCCAAGGGGACGAGATTCGGCCACGGCGAGCGATGTCGCCGGAAATACGACCGGATTCGGAAGCTAGGTAGGTGTTAATGGTATCGCAAGAAGGCATAGTAGTGGGGGGGGGTGTTGGATGGGGCAGTTGAGGCTTTATTTAGTTCCATGTGGAACTAGTAGCCGTTCGGTTGATGCCATCTGGAGCCTGATAGCGAATAAACTCCGTCTTTGTTTGCCTGAAAAAAGGGTTTCGGGCGACCCGTAAGCAGTTTGCACTAACACCGCTAAATTGTCAAACACAACTTTTAGCGGCGGAATACTACCGAATATCGAGTGTCTGCCACTGGATCAATCGAGTGAAGCCAGCTTGTTCTCACTTCCCCTGTCATCAATACCAAACTACGGGGTAAAAGCTCCACCGTATATTCTTTATGCCCGCCAGTAAGCCGCATCGTAGCGGAGGAGCGCAGACTGAGCACCGTAATCACAGGACCACAGGCAAGTTGGTCTGTATGCGGCTTGATAACTTGCCCTTTGTGGTATTCGTTGACCGTAAAGCACTGCGGAGCCACAGGAAAGTCCAGTTTTTCCACCAATCTCTGTGCCAAGGTGACTAAAAGAGGGGGAGGAGGCCCGCCAATGTGTCCATCGGTGTAAACTCGCTTCTCCCCATACCTCCAAATACTGTTTCGAGTTTTTTTCTGCGGGCTTTGCTTGCTTTTTGGAAGCATAGCCAACAGACTGATCTCCTCCTCTTCGGTGATGAAGTTTTCTACTAGCACCAAGCCGAAAGAGGAGAGTTCAGAATCCATAACTTACAAAACGGCGTCCAATCCTGCCATGAAGTCGTCCGCGACGTTGGTCTTGATGCTTGGAACGCTGCCAGAACGTGCTTGAGGCGAGGCAGAACTGCGTTTGGCGAGGGCTGCTTCGAGTTTTGCAATGGTTTGGACTGCACTATTGTACTTCTCCATGACTTTGGGAAGCACAACACCTGCATAGCTTGCGTATTTCTGGATTTCAGGAGTGGCTGAAACGATGTCAGCCTCACGGGCATCCTTATTTAGCTGGCTGGCGAGCTTCGGATCGTCTTGAAGGAAGGGCAGCTTCTTGGAAAAGCTCTCCCAAACCATATCTGCGGCAGCATTGGCAACTTCCTGCTGTTTAGCAGCAGTCTTGGACTGCTCTACTTGCCGCTGAGACTCCACGAACTTCAAGGACTCCACCGCATTCTGCTTCACGCTCTGCGAACGCTGGAAAAGGCTTTGAGCTTCGTCCACGACCTTCTTGAACTCGAACTTATCAAAGTCGTTCATCCCACCAACCATGTCAGCAAGGGCTTGGTTACGCTCCAACATGTTCGGATTCATTGCTGCCTGTGCAATCTCAGGAATGCTGAGTTCATACTTGGTAGCAAAAGCCTGAATCATGTTCTCAGCGTTCGCCAAGGGAGCCGCAATATTCTCTTGATACTCGCGGGTCTTCTCGACATTCACCAAAGCCATGTTGCGGTCATACTCGGCTAACTGAGCACGGGCAGTCTCAAGCTCCTGCTTGGCTACTGCAACATCTTCAGAACTCTGTGGGGTCACAGGGGTCTTTTTGAGTTCTTCGATCTCTTTGCGGAGAGTGTCTCGTTCTTTTTCAATCTCGCGCTTGGCTGATTTGAGGGTCTTCCAACCTTCTTGATTCTTGGCAGTCATGCCTTTGGGGGCATCTTCCAAATCATCCACTACGGGTTTTTCTTCCGTGGAAGCCGTCTCCTCTACAGTTTCAGTAGCGTCCTCGGAGGCGGGTTCTGTATCTGGGTCCACACCAAATAACCCATCGAGAAATCCCGAAGAAGAGTCATCCGTTTGGGCCGAGGATTCCTCTGATCCAGAGCTTTCTACGATTTCAGAGCTTGGGGCAGCGGAGTCGATTTCAGCGATAGCTGCGTATTCTTGGTCTTCCATATTGCTATTTAGTTATCAGGGTTAAGATGGCTCCACTCAGTTGGGAGAGGGGCGAGTTGTTTGCGATTTCGTGGTGCGGCAAGAGCGAGAAGATCATCAATAGCCTTCTGGTATCCAGCGAGTTGTGCGTGTGCCAAAGCGATAGCTGTTAGGTCGTTAGACTTCACAGGAGTTACTTTGGCGTGTTCCTTGAGGATACCCAAAGCCTCCCGCAAACAAGTAGTTGAGATTTGTTGATCCAACTCTTCTTGAGGAAGGTTGGTAAGATACCATTTTTGAATAGAGGTCATGCTTTGAATCGAACAATGGCGCTGATGAGTTTGCTCACGGAAGCCAAGCCCCGCGAGAGTTTTTCATATTCACAGAAGGTTTCTCGGGCTTCACCTCTACCAAGGTGCTGCATGACCCTGATGATCTTGCCCTTGGGTTTGATCTTCAGGGTAATGTAGAAAACCTCATCTTCAGGGAGGCTTTGCATGGGTGTTACGTCTTCGCTTTCGGTCATGGTGTTCGGTTTGATCGTAGGATTTTGGCAGCGGCTTCTGCATCTGCAATAGCGATGCTTTGGGCTGCTTGATTGTCTCTGATTCTCATTTCTTGCGCGTGCTTCTCTTCAGCCATGCGTAGCTTGGTGGTCATTTCAACCAACTGGCGTTGCATGGTGTCGGGGGCATCCGCAGGGTTTGCTTGCGACTCAGGGGCTTGCACTTGAGCCTGCTCCTGTTGTTCTCGTTGGAGCTTCTCCAATCGCTTGGTTCCGTTCCAAATGATCTCGTCAATCTGCTGCATCCGCTGCTTGATCTGCGGGTAGTTTGGATCGCCCGTCATCTGCTCGGCGTGCGCTGATGAATGCTGGTGAAGCGTCGTCAAGCTAGGCATTGCCTGCTCAATCTGCATCTGACCTTCATCAATAGCCTTGATGATCTCTTCTTCCATTTGGAGATGGATAGGGAGGTGAATCAAGTGAAGCTCGGTTGGGAGAACTTCGATAGGTTCACCCTGCTTGAGTTGGTTGTTCTCAAGCATTGCCGTCTTGGCTTCCATTGGCGGACGCTGCATCTCTGGTGCTGGCGTGTAACGATCCGCGGCTTCTACGCCACCAATGGTTCGAGTAAGGTCACGAATAGCCATCTGGCGACCCTGTGCATCAAAGTTCTGAGACAGGTTATACACCTGCTGCATGATAGCCGAGCGTGCTGCACTTGATCCGTTACCAATAGCCCGAACCACCTTGGCTCGCTTGGTGTCAATAGCATACAAAGCCTCTTCTGGCACGCCTCGATCCAAACAACGATTACGGAACTCCGTGACGTACTTGCCGCCAGCGTCCTGCTCAAAGTAGTCTGGACGAGAAATGCGACGAAGCATCTCTTTGAGGGTGCGCTCCCAAGGTTGATAAAACAGCGTGAGGGCTGCGATATTGATGTTGGACAGAGACTCTACCTGCGCTTGAACTTCGTAGCGAGTGCGCTCCTTGGCTGCATTGAAGATAGCTTCAGTGGAGTAAGTCCCACCTTGTTGCTGGAGGAGGTTGTTGAGTTCATTGAGGCCGGGGATCAAAGACGTGCCGTAGTTCGGCGCATTCGTGTCCACCATTTTCACATTTGGCGGCTTGATCATAAACGGACCAATGTGAATGAGGCTCAAGTCTTGGAGCGCATCTTCGCTCTCAGGCTCGATCATCATCATTGACCCTGCCAAGAGTCCGTCGAAGAAGCGATTTCGGAGACGGTTGAGTGCCTGAACAATCGAAAAGATTTTGCTGCCCAAACCTCGGATACTGTGGAAGTAGCCGTTGGTGCCGATACCGTAGAAGAAGCTGGTAAAGGCTTCCGTGGTGGACTGGTATTTTTGACGAGCTTCAAAGACAAACTCTTTACCGTTGTCCGAGTCTCCTGCCTTTTCGGTGAAGATGTATTGGCTCACCGTCCCGTCCAGTTCACGCACCCACATGTAAACCAAGCGAATCTCCGCAGCAGAGGAGCTATTAGCAAAGCCGATGTCGTTGTTCTTGAACTCACGCTGAATGGCTTCCCAATTATTGATTGAGTCGGTATGGACGCTTTTCTGTGCCGCTTGAACGATAGCTTTGCGTGTGGCTGGGATATTCCAACCAAGTTCCGCAGCCAAGGTTTCGTCCTCAATCTTAGCGTAGAGTTCATGTGGAGGAACGCCGCGAACAATGCAGCAGATTTCCAACTCTTCGTCTGAAGCTCTCGTCTGGCGGGGAATCAAGAAGTCTCCCAACGGAGCAATCTGTGGTCGCCAGTCGATTTCGTCGTCATAGAACGCGACGACTACGCCATGAGCCAAGAACTGCTGGATGAGGTAGAGATAGCGTGGGAAGAACTCAGGCCAATTCCGAAGCATCCGAGTAAACTCCTCGGCAAGAATCGTCTCCCACTCTGCTCGCATCTGGGGATCACCAAAGTCAACAGGGGTAGTGATGAATACATCTACTGACTCCAAGAGGTCGATGTAAGGGCTTGTAGCTACTGAGAGAAGCTGTTCTCCCTGCCCCCAATTCACGTTGCACAACTCGCCAAGACCTTGCCGCTCCAAATCCGCTTGGTCGTATGGAGGTTCTCCATCCAACATGGCTTGGATCATGGTTCGGTTGCGGGCGGAGCCTTCATCGGCTTTCCGCATTCGCTCATAGGCAACTCGTCCCGCAACAGCGTCTTTCAAACGTGTGCGTAAAAGTTTTCCATCTTCTTGGATGGGGACGATTGGGTCAGTGCCGAGCGCGGTAGTAGTGGTGATATTCATGGAGGAGAGCATTAAATCTTGCGTGGTCGCCCTGCGCGACGTGGCTCCACAATAACTTCATCTTCAGTCTTTTGCGAGGCTTCTTTAGCTGCCTCCATTTCTGCCACTGAGGAGAACGTCTTCATGGTCGGTTCCTTCAACGGCTCTGGGGCTGCGATTTCTTCAACCAAAGGAGGTGTCGGTGCCGCAGGCACACTGTTGCCAAGCACTTCATCTCCAAGCTCGGTTCCAAGAACTCGCGCCATTACGACTGCACTACCAACGTGTTCCAAACGGTAACTTTCATCCCACTTGGCATTACCAACCAAAGAAGACAGGTGTGAACAGGGTGCCATCTCACTGCGCCTTGCAACTTCGTGGTGAACCGTCCGACTGAGGGGCGAGTATGCTGAAATACTACAGAGGTTAGCTGGATACACGGCGGCTTCTAGGATGTAGGGAGCGCCATTGACAACTCGATCAATACCAGAACCGTCTCGGTATCTGCTGGGGATGTAGTCAGCGCAACCAAGATAGGTCTGCCCCGAAGCAAGATATTCCTGCTCTAGCTTGTCTGCCCAATCCGCCTGCAAGGGGATCGTCTCTGCGGTCAAGTAGAACCAAGGGGTTCTCGTCATGTGCTTGGAGATGATCGCAAAAGGCTCGTTGTCCGTCATGGGGGGTAGCCGCACAATCCCTGTCAACACGGTCATTATCGTTGCGGACATGCCCTCAAAGATGCGGGCAACCTCCGTCTGATACTTCGGAGTGCAGAAGACTACCAGTGGGTGTCGGCTTGGGCCAAAACTCCGAAGGATTGTCGCTAACTTTTTAATTCGTGGGAGAGCGGACGAAGTGGCCGAAATAGCAATTTCCATATAGGTGGGAGTATATTCAGTGGTTTTAGAGTTGTGCAACTACCATTTTCTCAATCTTGACAATTTTGCTGCGTAACCTTTGAAGAAACTCTTTCGTTGACCTGAGTGACTGTCCAAAGGAATCGTCTGGGCCTTGCTCGCCATACCAAGCCTCCTTCGGCATAGCTCCAATGTCAAAGTAGCCGCATCCGACATATCTGGTGATTTGCCGATGCGTTTCCTGAGTTCGGTCTTGGATTCAATCTGTATCTTGCCGCGAGCCTTGGTGACGTAGCTGCGAGAGCAAAGCTCTGTGGCTAGTGCTGGGAAAATACCTTTGATCTGCCCAGAGCGGATATACTCCCGCCCAACGAACCACATCTCCGAGACTTTGTTGAGGTAAACTTCGCTAGAGGGCGTTGAGTCCACGCCGCTTGCGGGCATGTCAGAAGCTTTTCCACCAAAGTTGACTTCCAAGAATTCACCACTAAACCGAGCTTTCACTGCGTCACAGAAAGGAGCACCTGCTCCCGTGCCGTCGATAGCCAAGTTTCTTGGGTGAACCCCTTCTTTTCGGCAGGTGTCCATGAGCAAAGTTACAATCTGGTCGGTTCGAGACTGTAACTTGTTGTTGGTGTTTTCATCCAGTTCGATGCTCTTCACGAATTCCAAGGTCTTGATTCCTTCGGAGGTGACTCCATATCTTGAGATGAATAGGACGCTTCGATCCCCACCATCGCTAAAGGCTGGGTCGAAACCTGCCACCATCGTAGGAGGTGCTTGCCAAATGGCTGGGCTGTTTGCCTTGTAAGCGATGATGTCGGCTTCGGTATAGATTCCGTCCGAGGCTCCCGTAGCTGACCAAGTTGCCGTGATCATTCGGCAGTAGAGTTGGGACTTGGTTCCCATGAATCGTCTGGCTTCTGCCAACTTTTCCTCAGTGAGCATCCAAGGATAAATTGTCTTGCCTGCTAGGATGTTCGGAGATTTCTCGCCATTCAACCTGATACAGTAGCCTCTCTTGGTGGTCCACTCATCGGTATCGTCAGATAGTGCCGCCCAGCCAACTGAAGGCTCACAGAACATACCAAAGGGATCAAACATGGAAGCTGGGTTGCCAAGACCAATCATAGAGAACTCGGGGTTCCCGCTCAAATTTGATTCTGCTGCTGCAATCAAGGACTCAGATAGTTCGGGAAGCTCATCTGCTATCAAGAGAAGTCTCTGGGCTTTGAACCCGATCAGCTTGCCAATGGCTTCCTTCTCTTTGGTTTTCTCTCCCGCTACCAAAGATAAGCCGCACTTATCAGATTGCTGCCCGCCTTGGCGAAAGCGAATCAAACCTTGTGAGGAGACGAGTTCCCCCGGCATGTTGGCTTCCCCACCCAGCACAGCACAAGCAGCTTGCCAATACTCAGATACGCTTCCCCAAATACGTCCTCGGCTATCCTTCAGGGAGGTGGATGTGTAGATCACCTTCGTTTCGCTGGGTGCTGCCAAGAAGTTCACGATTCCCCAAAGGGCAAAGGCATCGGACTTGCCTGAGCTTCGGCTTCCTGCAACGCCAAGGTATCCGTGCTCGCAAGCGGCTCGAAGCATCCAGTCACTCCAAGGGTTCCAGATAAATTTTTTGGTAGAGGCTTTGTTGTTCCAGATCGCGTTCACGATGTTCTGGAAGTGGGCAAACTGCCCCGGGCACTCAGGCCCAGTGATCTTGTGCCGGAACGCTTGGAACTCGATTAGGATGTCGGTCACGGGTTTTCCGCCCTGTGGTGCCCACATTTTCCCATACTTCATGCGATAGCCTTGGGAGACGAGTTCTGCAATACGTTCGGGTTCCATGATTTAATAAACTATTTTGTATCCCAAAAAAAATTTCAGAGTGCTACGCTATATGCTCTGGATGGATAGGGGGAAGGGGGAGGGACGGGTGGCGTCTGGAGCGGGGAAAGGAGCGCGGGAAAAAGAAAAGGGAGCGAGCGCAGCGAATACGGCGCAGGGGGGGGTGTTATAAGGCGGGAGGCATCGGTGGGATTTTGGTTGAAATGTCAATGAAGCCAGGAGCCTCGCTAGATAAAGCCTGAGGAAAGGTGAGGCTAACGACTGGCGCGGCAACGTCTAGTCCAGCGGCTCTGTCGGCTAGCCGTGCGGCTCGCTCGATGTCGGCCCAGTTGGTGAGATCGGGCGGTGTGTCGGCGATGCTGGCCAGTGCTCGTTGAGCCATCGAGAAAACCTGCGTGCGGTGCGCCTCACCTTTTTGTTGCCAGCTTTGCGCGGCGGCTGCAATGGGGGCAATGGTGGCTAATTGCTCTGGTCGGCTCCATTGCTCACGGTTGGCGCGGGATCGCAGCGCCTCGTACGTCACACCGTAAGTCTCGGCGGCATGGCGCATTGATGCGCCTAATGCTACAGCCTCGCGGGCTGCTTGCCAGTTGGTTAATTTTTGCGCCATGCGCGGACACAATAAAGCCCCGCGAGCGGTTAAGCAAGCGGGGCTGAATCTGGCGCGGGCTATTAGCTAGGGGTACTGGCTTTGAAGTTCCGCCTGCAGTAACCGCCTCTCGTCCTCAGTCCAGTCGGGGTCCATCGGCCACGCCTCGGCGATGCGTGCGTCTTGCTCTTCCTTGAGCTTCGCGTACGTTTTAGGCGGCTTGGGCTGCTTGGGCGGCTTGGGCTGCTTGGGTTGCTTGGCGGCATCCATTTTTGCGGTCATGTAAGCGCGGCCTCGGGCCTCGCTCGGCCTGTAGTAATCGCCAAACGCTACAGAGGCGCGGGACTCGGCGGCACTAGCCCACGGGGCGACGTGCTCTTTGTGCCACTCGCCCGCCCGCAGAGTATGCGCCACAAATGGTGTGAGTGAGTACGGCCTTGTTACAGGCAGCGCGGTAATCGCTGCCAGCAGTTCGGGCGTTGAGGCAAAGGCCCACGCTTGGAGATCGTGACACCATGCCACAAACAGGGGTGCTCTATCGTCGCGCAGGGCGATAAACTCCCCCGCCGGAGTCGTGCCAAGTATCGCGAGGTATCCCGCGAGATCATCAGCCAGCCCTGAAGCCCCCTTATTTTTAGCGAGGCTGTCGCAGATGTGCATAGAGTCGCAGGATCGTTTTTGTTTTCCCGTGCTTTCCACTACGCCATTATGAACGATGCGCCAACCATCCCAAGCGTGAGGGTGTGCATTTTTCGCGCCTCTTGCACAGGTGGCGGTTCGAGCGTGACAGATGAGCGGTGGACTGGGCGCGGGCGGTTTGCCGTCGCTCACCTCGCAGTCAACCGCCACATCCAGCCCGCCAAGCGCGGCCTGTATGCCTGCCCATTTGCCATGTCCTGCCCAATCTGAGGGCGTATCCCACCTTTCAACATAATCGCCTAGAGCATACCCCCAGCCATCACGCTGGGTGAGCGTGAGATGTTTATGCGCTCGCTCAATCAAGAGCGAGAGCGCAGCGGGAGCCAATTTCTCTGTGCTCGTTAGTCCGTAAATTTTACACATGGTATTTTGTTCTTTCTGTTTTGTTGTTTTGGTTATTCTCCGCCCTCATTTTCCGTGCCTTTGATGGCCGGGATGGCTAAGGGGTGAAATTTCCGCAGCCTCGACAGGAGCCACCATTTTAGCTCGTTGCTCATGCCGCTGCACATGATCCATTGGGCGGCGGCTCCGGCATTTGTCACCGTTGCCATACCGCGCACCTCGGCGGCTCCCATAGGCGCACGGAAAAAGTACAAACACGCCTCTGCCCAGAGTCTCCACTTTTCCGGGTTGAGCGTCGCGCTGCCCAGCCTGATCTCAATCGTCTGTTGCTTACGCAGGGCGCACACATTTACGGCGCGGTAGCGGGTAACCTCTGACCAGCAAGCCCCGCCTAGCTCACAGTAATGGTTACCGATTCGTGAGTGCGGCACGCACCAGCGCAGGATTTTTTCAACGCCGGGCACTAGTCGCGCGTTAATGCGTCTCTTGAGGTGCGGCCCCGGCTTGCCGTTTGCCATCATGTCACGGGCGTCGAGGTGGATGTGCCCACCGAAGCTCTTGGTGGTAGTCGCGCCAAGAGCGCGAAACTGGGCGCACATATCGCGGAGGGGGCGCAAGTCGCCCCACCTGCACACAATCGGCACTTCAAACCCGTCATGCTCCGCGTGGGCACGGCCTGCCATTGCGGGCAGTCGCAATTCATCGCGGCGATGCTCAGGAAATTTACACTCGATCTCGAAGGCTACCAAGCCCCCAACATCATCTTTTCCGATTCGTTGCAAGATCGCCACCGGGTTGCCCAGCTTGATGCGCTCCCGTAACGAGAGGCGGAGGGGATCAGCCGCTCCGTTTTTCAAAAATTCCCGCTGCCGCTGTAACCTTGGCCCAGCGTAGTGGGACGGTGTGCCTTTATAGGCGCGGCGCATTTCCTCGGCGTAGTGGGAGCTTTCCCAACTGGGCACGCCCGCCCTTATCAGGGCGCGGCTTAGTCTTGTCTTTTTCTGTGTCTGTGCTTGTATCGTTTTCATATGCTTGTTGTATTAGATGCAGCAAGCCAGCAGCAGCGCCCCTAATAGGAGGCCAAATGCTAGGCAGACTGTGATTTCGTTTCTGTTCATGTTTTGTGTCGCGGCACTCGCCGCACCTCAAAATCGAGCCAACTCAAAACAAATGCAAACTTTATTTTGTGCAATTAAAACGAGGCCACCGCCACCAACACACCCCCCACCGCCGCCACACTCCACCGCCGCGCTGCCACCGCCGCACCGCCGCCGCCGCCGCCGCACCGCTGGCCCAGCCACCCAGAGCCGAGCGGGAAAACGTCACCAAACCGGAAAAAATCGGCACTCTGAAAAAGATGGGAACTCTGAAAGCATTTTAGCAAACCGCACCAAACCCCCCGTGCTTGCACAGAACATGCCCTTCCTCGCGTCCGAATCCCTCCTGAGGGTGGTGACAGCCAAAAGCACCCCCCAAAAGGCATTTCCACCCAAAAAGCACCCAAAACTGGCTCCCAAAACAAGAACTCCATTTCTTGAATCCTCCTCACCTCTCCAAATCAAAAAGGTAGTTCGCCAAACTTCTGGCGGGCTGGGCAGCGGCGGCTCCGGCTCCCCGCTCTCTTCTTTCTTCTTTAAAAGTAAAGTAAAGACTACCTAAACGGAATAAAGAGAGTGAGCAGATTTTTGGTAGCCGTTGGCCCCGCATTTACCTTCGCAAGCGACCCAGATTTGGCACGAAAAATCTCACCAATTATTTATCTCCTATTTCTTGAAAGTTCATCTTTACGCTCAAAGTCATTCAGAACTTTTCCCTCCAATGTGCAACAACCCTTAAACTCTTACCTATACAATCTTTCGAACACTGTTCATCTTTCCTGCTACCAATAAACCTCAAAAAACAAAATATCACCAATACTTACTATTTTTTAGTCTCACTATCGCTTGACAGACTTCTTCATCCATTGTAAGAAAACCAGCCAAAAAAGGCCAAATATGAACCCCATTAAACAACACCATTTACGCTTCCAGCAACCCAAGAGTCCTGCCGCCATTTTGAAGGCAGAACACGCCAAAAGAAACCGAGAAACCATCCAATTAGACAAGTTCCAAGCCGAAGAAGCACTCAAAATAGCTCAGATCCGAGCCTTAGCCCAACACCTTAAACTAGCCTAAATATGGCCCGACACCCTGATCCCAACCCATCAAAATCCGCCCTTTATCAACGCAAATGGCGAGCTAAAAACCCCCTATTGCCTCGTCCACCCAACCCAAATAAGGAGGCGAAACGCCAAATTGAAGCCCTTTGGGGTGAAAAACTGGGCGTGCAACTCAACCGTTCTGAACAGTATCGTGAAGCCCAAAAGCAGCGTTGGCGTTGGTCCTCGGTGCTCAAATCCCAGAAGGACTTAATCTTCAAAGATCGAGGTATCCCCAAAACCTATTCCTATGCAGATGCCGTTTTCCGTCAGGACAACAAACCCGTCAAGACCTCCACGCCTCAAGCCGAATACCAACGCCGTTATAGGGCCAAGAGGAAGGCAGAGCTACCGGAATCCGTTGCCGTTCCCAGAATCTTGGAACACTTGCCAGAGCACATGCACGGCGAACTTCTCAGCCTTTTGGATGCCATTCGCCGTTGCCCGTTGCCAGAAACCAAACCAGTGCCAGTGCCAGTGCCGGAAGCCAGAACCCTTACCACCATCGAGCAACGCCATCAGGCAGTCTTGGAAGCAGGTCACGACCTCATCTTTGACGGAGAGACGTTCTATCACGAAGATGCCATTTGGAGGCGCGACAACCCTTGACCCACAACCACCCAAACAAGAGCAACATGAAAATAGCACTACGCGCACAGGAATACTCGAAGCAGCAACGCCAAGCCCTTTGGTGGCACTTTAACGGAGGCTACAGCTACGCAGGCGATCCCAAGGATTGCCCCTTGGCTAGCCGAGAAGACTGTCAAAGCCATCTTGAAATGAATGGGCGCTCCCGAGACGAAGAACTTCATTACGACTGGCAATGGGGGCACATCCGCTACCACGAACGGAAGGAGGAAGCACGCTGGGCTTCGGAAAGACGCCAAGACCTCAACAAAGCCTTGGGACTCATGGAGCAGATGCCCTCTGGCAAGAGTCACGAAAATAAACTCTGATTTAATTTGACCGGAGCTAGCAACCCCTGCTAGACTCCGGTTGTCAGATACAAACACAGTAACAAAGAAAGAGATAAGAACATGAAGACATTCGACACCCTCAACGACCTGATGGCACACCTTGGTACCGCCACCCCAGCAGACCTTGGACTCAACAACTATCGTCACGCAGGAGGCATTAACACGCAGTTCAACGTGATCACCAGCAAACCTTTCTCGGCTTTGCTGAACGTCACGATCACCCTAAACAAGGGCAAACTCCACGCCGCAATGGAGGAAACAATGGACGACGTAGTAAACAACATGGCGCAGGATGCCTTGAGCTTCCTTGGTTTCCATCCTGATGGTTCACTCCGCTGCCCAGCGAAGATGCCTCGTTCGTTGAAAGCTTACTCTGAAAAAGTGCGGGGATTCTTCAACCGTAAACCTTCCTTTGGTGTGGGGCGCAAGTTCATAGGCGTTGTGCGTCCTACCCACCCCTACTCAGGGGAGCCTAACAATCGCGCCGTATTTATCCAGCTTATCAAGGACGTTCCCGCAGGGATGGAGACCATCAACTACACGGACACCAAGGCGCACGGAACCTTGGAAGGTTGCACGGGACTCAACTTCACTTCCATCGTGGAAGGCTCTGACGTTGAAGTGGATGGTTATTTCTTGAACTTCCCCTTCAGCGAGAAGGACTACGAGGACACCCTCAAGAACATCAACGCGGAAGTCTCTTTCTATTGGGACCGTGACAACGTGGACACCTACCAAGTCACTTACCGAGGCGAGGACTACTACTTCGACAACGACGGCAAGAAGAACTCTTTGCCCGCAGGCATCCAAAGAGAAGTGCTTGCCTTCGTCAACTCCGAGGAATCTTGGAACATCAGTGGGAGCGTCAATGGTCCTGATGAGGACGGAGACATGACCCTTGTGCCTAACACCAATGCCACCATCGAAAAGGTGGACAAATCCTGCCACACCTTCTAACCCCAACACAGTAACAAAGAAAGAGATAAGAAAATGAGCAAAGCACACTTCATCCACTACCCCACAACAACCATGAACCCTTGGAAAGACATCGCCACCGCTCCCAAAGACGGCACCCCTATCTTGGTAGGCTGCTGGGAACCTCACTGCGTCTGGAATCAGGATACTAAAACCTTCGATAAGGCACCCGATATTTGGAATGCTACCGTAGTCGTTTGGTATCAACCCGGAAACCCTCTTTATCAGGGAGAGTGGAACCTTGTTGAAACTGGCGAGTTCGCTGACTCTGCAATTCCCGACCTAGAGATAACCCACTGGACAGAAATACCTACACCCCCACCCCAAGCCCAGTGACCTCTACCCCCGACCTCATCCAAATCCTCCGCGACGAACTCGTCGCAACAAGAATCTTGGGAGGCATCAGTTGTATGCTCTCCCCTGAAACAGTCCGCGACATCCTAGAACATCTAATAGCAAAACGACCATGAAACGCATCCTCACCACCCCCGTCACCCCAGAACAAGTCATCTTCGCCAAAGACCTTCCGGCGTGCCCCATCATTGGAGCCGTCAACCGTCAAGGTCTACAGGTAAAGGGCTTCATCCAACGAGTTGATCCCCGTGATGACCACTCCCATCATATCAAC